ACAGGAAGGTAACATAATGGCAACTACGCCTGGTATTAAAACTAAAGCTAAAGCTAAGCCTAAAGTTCGTAAAGCTCCAGCTAAACGTAAAATTACTGTCCCAGTAGTAACGCAGACACAAGCACAACTTGACGGACATGAAAAAGAATGTGCTGCTAGATATGCCTCTGTTCTAGATAAATTAAAAGCGTTAGATAAACGAATGTTTCGCATGGAAGCAACAAATATGACTTCCACCATCGCTGTTATTGGCTTAGTTATAGCCACATTTTTAAAGTAGATACTCTATGACTACAACAGGTACAAGTACATTTAACCTCGACCTTAACAACCTCGTAGAAGAGGCGTTTGAGCGTTGTGGTGCGGAGTTGCGTACGGGATATGAAATGCGTACCGCTCGTAGATCTTTAAACTTACTAACTATAGAATGGGCTAATCGTGGCATTAATTTATGGACGATCGATCAAGGTAGCATCGCACTTACGCAAGGCACTGGTACTTATAATCTTCCTATCGATACTATTGATCTGCTAGATAGCGTCATCCGAACGGGTACTGGCACGAATCAAAACGATATAAACATTACACGGATTAGTTCTTCTACATACGCATCTATACCTAACAAGAACTCTCAAGGTAGACCGATTCAAGTGTGGATAGACCGACAGTCTGGTGCGACAGAACCTACAACTGGGATAGCATACCCCACTATAAACGTCTGGCCTGTACCCAATAACGATACTTATACTTTTACTTATTGGAGGCTTAGACGCATACAAGATGCTGGTAACGGGGTTAATACTGAGGATATACCGTTTAGGTTCCTCCCTTGCATGGTTGCAGGGTTAGCGTATTATCTGTCTTTAAAATTACCAGAGGCGCTAAATAGAACTGAGATGTTAAAAATGGCGTATGAAGAACAATGGAACTTCGCTTCAACTGAGGATAGAGAGAAAGCCTCTTTGCGGTTAGCTCCTCGGCAGATGTTTTACTAAAGTTACATGGCTAATAAATTTGCTTCTGGCAAAAATGCGATAGCAGAATGTGATCGTTGCGGTTTTCAATATAAGCTCAAACAGTTAAAAGAGCTAACGATAAAAACCAAAAATGTTAACATTCTGGTGTGTCCTACTTGTTGGGAGCCGGATCAACCACAAAATCAACTGGGTATGTACCCTGTAGATGATCCACAAGCATTACGTAATCCTAGGCCGGATAATAGCTATGAACAGTCTAGAGATATACAATGGGGTTGGAATCCAGTAGGACTTGACAACCCACTAGAACTTAGTGGTCTCGAAGATGATTTAGTAAGTGATGGGCAAATAGGTGTAGTAACAATAACAACTAGTTAAGGAACTGATATGGAAGATACAGGAAAATTTAGACAACCAAAAGAAGTACCTGTACCAAATGTAGATGGGTACCCAAATAAGGTAGCAAACACCCAGACGCAAAAAACTCGTGGTACTGGCGCAGCTACTAAAGGAACTGGTCATAGCAAAAAGATGGGCTAAATGAATTACGCTACTTTATTTGAAACTATTCAAGGGTATACTGAGAACACGTTTCCTAGTACGTCTGTAAACGATACTTCTGCCGCCGCTACTACTTTTACTGGCAAAGAGCAGATTGATACGTTTATACGTCAAGCAGAACAACGGATTTATAACGTTGTGCAACTGCCTGATCTGCGTAAAAACGTAACAGGTACCCTTACTATAAATAACAAATATTTAGGCATACCTGTAGATTGGCTGTCTACATTTTCGTTAGCTGTTATAGCTGCTGATGGTAGTCAGGCTTTTCTTTTAAATAAAGACGTTAACTTTATACGTGAGTCTTTTCCAGACCCTACAGCAACGGGTGTTCCTACGCATTACGCTATTTTTGACGATAATTCTTTTATTCTTGGGCCTACACCAGATTCTAATTACGCAGCAGAGTTACATTATTTTTATTACCCAGATTCTATAGTTAGTGCAGGAACGTCGTACCTAGGAGATAACTTTGATTCAGTTCTTTTATATGGGGCTTTAATGGAAGCTGCTACCTTTATGAAAGCGGAACCGGACGAAATTGCTAACTACCAAAAAAGATATGATGAGGCATTAGGATTAATTAAAATGCTTGGTGACGCTAAGAATCGTCAAGATATGTATAGAACCCCACAAGTAAGGTATCCAGTTAAATAATATGCAAACCGAAAAACTTTCTTTTTTATTAGGTGGAGATGGAATTACAGTTGCTACTACAGAGGGCCGTGGGTTTACACCGGAAGAGATAGCGGAACGAGCGCTTGATAAAATTATTTCGGTAGGGTCACAATCCCATCCGGTTATTCGAGATCAAGCAGAAGCGTTTAGAGCGCAAATTAAACAAGTACTAATATTTTACTTAAAGGAGACTGTAAAGTCTCATAACGTAACTCTGGCTAACAAGCTCACCAATGCGGGTTATTCAGAACTCATATCAATCTTAGATTCATAAGGAGCCAATTATGGCAATTTCACAAGCAATGTGTACTTCTTTTAAAGCCGAACTTATGTTGGCTGTACACGATTTTCGTAACGGAACTGGAGATACATTTAAGTTAGCGCTTTATACGTCTTCAGCCACAATCAACGCGAACACTACAGCGTATTCAGCTACCAACGAAACAACAGGTACTAACTACACCGCTGGCGGAGCTAATCTTGTTAATACAGGTGTGGCTAAAACAGAGACTAGTGTAACTGCAGGTACTGGCTTTACAGACTTTACTGACCTTACGTTTTCTAACGTAACAGTTACAGCCCGTGGCGCTCTTATCTACAACAACACTCCGTCAGCTAACGGTATTTCTGGTGCGGTTCCTAATGCAGCGGTAGCAGTTCTAGACTTTGGGGGCGATAAAACGTCTACCAGTGGGGACTTTACTGTTATTTTTCCTGCAAATGACGCAACAAACGCAATTATTAGAATCGCCTAAATAACATGGCTGTAGCTTGGGGTGAGTCTACCTGGAATGGGGTTGAAGGCTTTGGAGGCGTACTTAATGCTTCCGTAACCCTGACCGGAGTAAGCGCGTCTGTAAGTGTTGGTAGTGTAACAGTAGAGGAAAGTGTAAGCCTAACATTATCAGGTGTTTCAGCGACATCGAGTATAAGTAATATAGTAGTTAGCGCTGGTGCAGACCATGAGGTTATAGGCACGGCGGCAAGCGGAGTTATTGGAAGTACTAGTGTAACTGGAGCAGCAAGCGTAACCCTTAGTGGGTTACCTGCGACAACAGGACTTGGCACCGCAGTAGCTAGTATAGCTAAGGAAGTAACATTATCTGGGGTTTCAGCTTCAGGTGCAGTAGGGCAAATAGTAGGGCTACAACCTGATACATGGGGCGCTTTAACTTGGGGTACACCTAGGGGTTGGAGTGGCTTAATTGCTATTGATGTAGCTACAACTGGCTTACAAGCATCAGGGGCTTTAGGTACTTTAAACGTATCTACCGAACAGAATTTAGTACTAACAGGGGTTGCAGCAACAGCAGCACTTAGTACAGGTGTAGAAGTCGAAGCGGGTGCAGATCACCCAGTTAATGGGGTTTCAGCGGCTTCTTCAGTCGGTAGTGTAACAGTAGATTCAGAAGTTAAAGTTTCTCCAGCAGGGCTACAAGCTACAACTAGTGCAGGCACAGTAGGGTTTGTTACTACTAATTATGTAACACTAACGGGGGTTCAAAGCTCTGTTACTTTAGGAACATCTTCAGCTTCCGCAAATGCTTCTGTTACAATCACAGGAGTTTCAGCAGTAGGAGATTTAGGTTTCCTATTAGTATGGGAAGATATAGATGACGGGCAGACACCAAATTGGACTGGTATTAGCGCAGGAAGCACAACTTGGACTGAAGTAGACGACACACAATCACCTAATTGGTTGCCTATAGCAGCCTAGGAGTAAAAAATGGCATCAACATATTCATCAAATCTTAAGTTACAACTCATGGGTACTGGTGATAACGCTGGCACTTGGGGGGATGTAACTAACGTAAATTTAGGGACTGCGCTTGAAGAATCTATTGCGGGTACAGTAGACGTATCTTTTTCTAGTTCCGATGTAACACTTACATTAACAGACGCTAACACCGCACAATCTGCGAGAAATATGCGGTTAAATTTAACTGGTACATCCGGTGGAGCTAGAAATTTAATTGTCCCCGCTATCGAGAAGATGTATGTCGTTAACAACGGTTTAGCTGATGCGTGTACAGTTAAAGTATCTGGGCAGACAGGTGTATCGGTTCCCGCTGGTAAAACTACATTACTATTTAATAACGGGACAGATGTTGTTAACGCTATAACTCATCTAGCTTCTTTGACGTTAGCTACAGATTTAGCTATTGCTGACGGGGGTACTGGAGCATCTTCGGCTAGTGCAGCTAGGACAGCATTAGGGTTAGCCATTGGTTCTGACGTAGAGGCATTTGACGCGGATATCCTGAAAGCTGACACAGCTGATACGCTAACAGCACCATTCCGAGGGACGATAACAACAGACAATGATTTATCATTTGATCAAAACGTCACCAACAACTTCCAATGCACACCTAGTGGTGCAGGTGCATTAACCTTTACCAATCACACCTCTGGACAGAGTGGTTTTGTTCTTTTGATTAACACAGGTGGTCATGCTATCAGTGCTGCAGCTACAACCAAGATCAACGCTGCTGACTTAACCGCTATATCGGTGGCTGGAACATACACGCTGAGTTACTTTGATAACGGAACCAATGCTTATGTATCAGTAAGCAGGAGCTTTGCATGAGTTTACTGCCTGTTGGCTTTGGTTCTGCTGCTGATGATGACTATGAAATCACAGGTAGTCTGAGACTGCGTAGTTCTGCTGATGCTCATTTAAGTAGGACTAATGCTGCAAATGGTAATCGAAAAACTTTTACGTTTAGTGGTTGGGTTAAGTATTCTGGGTTTTTAAGTCACGGCGACATTTGGTCATCTAATCATAGTTCTGGAGGTGGGGATGCTCTTTCCTTTAGAAGTACTAATAAACTGAACGTTGCTCTATCTGGTGTTAATAATATAATTACTACTGCCGTGTTTCGTGATCCTTCGGCTTGGTATCACATTGTATTCGTTTTGGATACCACACAGTCAACGGCTTCAAATAGAATAAAACTATATGTAAATGGCGGACAAATTACAGCATTTGACACTGTTACTTATCCTTCTTTAAATGCGGATGCGGCTAATTTTAATACAACAAATCCTCAACTTTTAGGAAAAGGATATTCTTTAACACTAGACGGCTACCTAACAGAAGTAAACTTCATTGACGGTCAAGCATTAGCTCCAACAGACTTTGGTGAGTACGATGCCAACGGTACTTGGAAACCTAAAAGATACACAGGCACATACGGTACTAATGGTTTCTATCTACCGATGAAGCCAACAACACAGGCTGATGGTTTTAATACAGTTCTTTTTAGTGGGGATGGTACGGGTAGCTCTATTTCAGGAATCGGTTTCACACCTGATTTTATCTGGGCAAAAAACAGAACCAATGCTTATAACCATGAGTTGTGGGATACAGTTCGTGGTACTGCTTCAGACCTAGCAAGCAACAGCACTGCTGCTGAAATAACTGACGGTAATAGATTAACATCGTTTGACTCAGATGGGTTTTCCTATGGCACTGGTTCAAACTTGTATGTAAACAGCACCGATTCTGTTGCATGGGCATGGGACGCTGGAGATAATCAGCCCAGCACAGGTCACAGTAGTGTGCTTTACGCAGGATCGGGGGCAGCACAATCAATTAAGGGATTTGGATTTAGTCCTGATTTAATTATATTTAAAAATCGTGCATCAGCTTCTCCTTTGCTTATAGATTCAGTAAGAGGTGCGCATCAAGAATTACAACCAAACTCTACTGGTGCTGAAACTTCAAACAGCGGTACTCGAATTGCAAGCATTGATGCCGATGGTTTTAGTCTTGCAAACACAGCAGTAGGTGGATTAAATGCTAGTAATAATAAATATGTTGCATGGGGCTGGGATGCTGGTGACGGTGATCCAGTAAGTAATACAACTGGCTCAATAAACTCAACAGTCAAAGCAAATGATGCTATTGGTTTTAGCATTGTTAGTTGGGAAGGATCATCAGCTACTGCAACGGTTGGACACGGGTTATCAACCGCTCCAAAAGTAATAATTGCAAAAAACAGAGATGCTTCTACAGAGTGGCCTGTTTATCACGATAGTGTTAATAGTGGTGGGGGTTCTTATCTTAGGCTTGATACTACTTCTGCCAATACTTCTAGCAGTATTATTTGGACAGGCAGTCCTACAAGTAGCGTTATAAATGTAGGTAGCTATTCGTATGTAAACTCTAATAGCATGATTGCCTACTGTTTCTCAGAAGTCTCAGGAGTATCTAAGTTTGGCAGTTATACAGGAACTGGCGCTACAGGTAAGGTAATTACTACTGGATTCCGTCCAGGATTTGTAATGATTAAGTCTACGTCAATAACAAACTCTTGGCATATTTATGATGGAAGTAGAAATCCTTTTAATCCAGTTACTTTAAGACTACATACTAATTCATCTGCTGCTGAAGACGCACTTAGACCTTTAGGTGATTTTACTGATACAGGTTTTACAATTAACAGCACACAAAGCCAATTAAATCAAAATGGCGCTACCTACATCTACATGGCGTTTAAGGGCAGCTACTCAGACCACGTTAGCCCACTGAATGACACAGGCTCAATAGACAGTCGAGTCAAAGCAAATACAAGTAAGGGTTTTAGTATTGTAAGTTATGAAGGAACTGGTGGAGCAACTGACACAATTGGTCATGGTCTATCTAGCACACCAGAAATGGTCATGGTTAAAGATAGAGACTCTAGTAACTTTTGGGCTGTTTATCACGTAGGCGTAGATGCAACTGCTCCAGAAGATTACTTGATGCGGTTAAACACTACTGATGCTCGACTAAACGGTTCTGTTTATTGGAACGACACAGCCCCTACATCTTCAGTATTTACGGTAGGTACTTCATCTGCTTTAAATGCAGCCAATAGTTACATAGCCTACTGCTTTCACAGTGTTACAGGTTACAGTAAGTTTGGATCATACCAAAACAACAATTCAACAAATGGGGTTACTGTTACAACAGGGTTCCGTCCAGGTTTTATTATGTTGAAATGCACAGACGCAGGTGAGCGCTGGTTTATTTTAGACAACGCAAGACAAGTCAACAATGTTTCTCCACCTTCCACTGCTTGGCTTGTGCCTAACGATACTGCTGCAGAAGGTGCAAACGGAGCAACCACTGCTACCATTGATTTTTTAGATAATGGGTTTCAAATTAAAACAACTAATCCTTCAACTGGAGAAGTTTCTTTTGGCACTCGTACTTACATCTACATGGCGTTTGCAGATACTGCTGATGCTCGGTTTAACTTTGATGCGTCTGGTAACAAGAACAACTTTGATGCTAACAACATCAACAGTAACTCTGAGTCTGAATCTACTTACGATCAAATGAAGGACACACCAAGTCTGGTTGATGAGAACGCTGGTAACTTTGCTACGTTGAATCCATTAGATATATATCCAGGTAGGCAATTTGCAGTTGACGGTAATTTAAAGTGGAACGACACTTCTGGTGGGTCATGGGGTCGATCAAATATATCTGTCACAAGTGGAAAATGGTATTGGGAAGTTTCAGGTTTTAGTACAACTAACTGGATGATTGGTGTTAGTGACGGGACTAAATCAATAACTAATTACTATGCCTATTATTCAGGTGCACCGACTGCTTTAGTTTATTTAGTTAATGGAAATACTTACATTGCTGGAGCAAACGCATCTTTTGTTAGTGCATTTGCAACAACTGATGTTGTAGGTTTTGGTTTAGATGCCGATGCAGGTTCTTTAGCTGTTTATAAAAATAATGTATTGCAGGGAACAATTACTGGATTAAGTTACGGTAGTTATTCTCCAATGGTCGCACCACCTGCTGCGGGTAATTGTGTGTACAACTTCGGACAACGCCCACTTGCTTACACACCACCAACAGGATTCTTAAAGCTCAACACGTTTAACCTGCCTGACTCGACTATTGAGGATGGATCAGATTACTTTAATACTGTGTTGTACTCAGGCAATAGCTCAACACAATCGATCACAGGTGTAGGTTTTCAACCTGACTTGGTTTGGGCTAAAGATAGAACAAATGTAGTTCATCACACTTGGACTGATGCTGTTCGAGGAGTGCATTTAGATTTGTTTAGTAGTTCAACCAATCCTGAATCTAATGACACAAACGGACTTACAGCATTTAATGCAGATGGTTATAGCTTAGGGTCTAGTACAAATCACAATGTCACGGGACACACTTATGTAGGTTGGAACTGGTTGGCAGGTAATAGCACCTCAACAAACACAGCTGGAGACGTAAACTCCACAGTCTCTGTAAACACTACGGCTGGATTTAGTATTGCTACAGCTACAACTGTTTCTTCTTATGGCTCTTTTCCTTTTACAATTGGACACGGTTTAGGAACTGCACCAGCAATGGTCATTTATAAGTCAAGAACCAGTTCTGGACAAAACTGGTGGGTTTGGCACAAAGATTTACCTAACGCAGCAACAGGAAGAGGGATACTTTTAAATTCAACTAGCGGTGAAGTAAACGGTGGCTACTTTGCTTCTAACCCAGCTACAGCTACAACAATGGGTATAAATGCTGCTGCTCTTATTAATGACAACGTTGTAATGTACAGCTTTGCAGAAGTAGAAGGCTACTCATCATTCGGAAGCTACACAGGCAACGGCAATGCTGAGGGGCCATTTGTCTACACAGGATTTAAACCTGCTTTTGTTGTCACCAAACGTAACGGATCTTCTGGTTGGCCTATGCATGACGATAAAAGAAGTCCTTACAATGTTACAGAAGCAACTTTGTATGCAAATGCTGCCGATGCCGAAGTCAACCCATCAACAGAAGACATAGATTTTCTATCCAACGGCTTTAAAATGCGAGGAACAACAACTGCTAGGAACAGCAGCGGTTCAACTTACATCTACATAGCATTTGCCGAGAACCCATTTAAGAATTCTAACGCGAGGTAATTATGTACTACTTAGGAAGCACAGCACTAAGGCAAAACTCTAGCTTCGAGATAGGTGGCACAGTCTATCCGAGCAACTGGTTACAGCAGTCAACCGAAGACGAGAAGACAGCTATAGGTATTACATGGGTTGATGATCCAGTAAGGGCTGATGACAGGTTCTACTGGAATGGTGATCCTGATGTGCCTAAAGCACTTGAGGATGTCGAGGCTGTTGATGAGAACGGTGATCCGCTATGGGTGCAAGAGTTAGACGAAACACAAAATCCACCAGTGATGGTAGACACTTCTGAGCAAGTAGTGACTAGAGGTTTAAAGTACACATGGATTGCACAGGTTAAAGACACAGCAGGAAAGATGCTGGCTCAGACTGATTGGATGGTGACTCGTAAAGTTGAGAGAGACGTAGATATACCAGCAGATGTAGTCACTCAACGTGCTGCTATTGTGACTGAGTGCACTCGATTAGAAACAGCAATTACCAATGCCGCCAACATGGACGCTTTTATAGCAGTAGTACAAGATCAACGTTGGCCTGAATAAGGATAGATAAATGGCAAGTACCTATAGTAGTTTAAAAATTCAATTAATGACTACAGGTGAAAACCTGAGTACATGGGGAGTAGTAACTAATACTAACCTCGGTACGGCAGTAGAAGAAGCTATTGCTGGTAGCGCTAATGTTTCGTTCTCAAGTGGGGATGTAACACTTACGTTATCTGATAGCAATTCTACACAAGCTGCTCGAAACATGAGACTTAACCTTACAGGCACATCTGGTGGTGCCAGAGTGCTAAACGTACCAGCTATAGAAAAAATGTACGTGGTTAAGAATGGGTTGGCAGATGCTTGTACTGTAAAGGTCTCAGGACAGACGGGTATAGCAGTTCCGGCGGGTAAGACTATGTTGCTATTTAACAATGGTACGGATGTAGTTGATGCGGTCACGCACTTATCTTCTTTAACCCTTGCTACTGATTTAGCTGTTGCTGACGGAGGTACCGGAGCTTCTACTGCTTCTGCCGCGAGAACAAACTTAGGAGTAGCTATTGGGTCAAATGTTCAGGCTTTTGATGCAGGACTTACAGATATTGCTGGTTTAGCTGTTACTAACGGTAATTTTATTGTAGGTAACGGATCTAATTGGGTGGCAGAAACAGGGGCTACTGCAAGAACATCTCTAGGTTTAGGGACAATAGCAACCCAAGCAGCAAACAGCGTAGCGATTACTGGTGGTACTATAGCAGGTACAACAATTAACAGTCTTACAGTAGGCAGTAATGCTGTAGGGACTAGACATATAAGTTCTAGTAATCCCACTAATGGAGACGGCGCAGATGGAGATCTGTGGTATAAAATTTAAGGTTTAATATGAGTGTATACGTAAAGCAAAGTGGGGCTTGGGAAGAGACAGATGCTTTATACGTAAAGCAGTCAGGTTCGTGGACGACAATAAAAGAAGTCTACGTAAAAGAAAGTGGAAATTGGAGAAGAGCAGCCCCTGATGCTGGTACTTATTCGCAAACTAGTGCAGGAGCAGGTAGTTTTGTTGTTCCCGCTATGGTAACTGAAATAAACATTACGTCTATTGTTGCTGCTGGCGGCGGGGGTAGCGCTGTTTGGTTTTGTGGTGATGGTTTTCCAGGAGGCGGTGGAGGTTCTGGGGGCTTTCAAACCAATCAAACGCTAACTGTTGTTCCAGGAGAAACTGTAAATGTTACGGTAGGGGCAGGAGGCGCACCTTCTAGTTTTGTTTTATGTGGTGGTGCCGCAAACGGAGCTGCTGGAGGTAGTTCATCAATAACTACTTCTGTTGGGTCTATAACCGTTACTGGAGGTTCTGGGGGTACTGGTGGGCAACCAGGAGGTGGTGGTGCTGGAGGTAGTCCTGGAGGAACAAGTGGGTCTACTGGTTCGGGTCTTACTGGAGGGGCTGGTGGTACTAACGGCACTGGATATGGATCAGGTGGTCGAGGAGGTAACGTTACGGATAGCGATCCTAACAAAGGTGGTAGAACTGGGACTGACGGCGCTATATTTGTTACATGGGGTACATAAATGGTAAACCTAACTGAAATTATTTACGCCATAAAGTATAAATTAGCACCTCCTAAAAAATTTACCGCTGAAGAAGGGCAACGAGAAGTAGATAAACACTACCAAGGAATAGCTAAAGATACACCAGCGGAAATAGAACGACGTTTAAATATATGTGATGCTTGCGATAATAAAAAACAATACTTTGGGTTAGATATGTGTAAAAGTTGCCATTGTTTTATTAAACTAAAAACAGCATTAAAAGGCGCTACATGCCCAATAGGTAAATGGTGACTATATGAAAATTTTACACGAAGCGGAAACTATAAATGGCGAAACCGTCTGCAAGCATGAAATAGAGGTAGTATGTAGCCATTGTGGTGATCCTGTAAGCGAACATGAAGAAAGCACAGGAACATGTAGTAATTGTGGAAAACCTTGGGAACCTCGACAATCTACTTCTATTTGGGCTACATCAGTACCTCAAGCAGGAGCTAAGACTTTAGGAGAATAATATGCGTAAAATTAAAGAGGCTTGTATTTGGGTTTGGACTAAAATTAAACAAGCACTAGTATGGGTAGTATCTAAGTTTATTAATGTATGTAAGTGTGAAAAATAAGGAGGCACTATGGCTCTACTTAACGCACTCATTGGGCCTGTAACAGGGCTTTTAGATAAGTTTGTTGAAGATAAAGATCAGAAAGCAGCGCTAGCACATGAAATTTCGACGATGGCAGACAGGCATGCACAAGAACTTGCCCTCGCACAAGTTGAAGTCAATAAAGCGGAAGCAGCTAGTGGATCTGTCTGGAAAGGCGGCTGGAGACCTTTTGTGGGTTGGGTGTGCGGCACTGCCTTTGCTTATCATTTTGTCATTCAGCCTCTGGCTATTTTTGTCGTTGCTGCCTACGGTATGGAGATACCTGCTTTACCTGAGTTCGACATGGGGCAGTTAATGACCGTGTTGATGGGTATGCTAGGGCTTGGTGGCCTTCGTAGTTTTGAGAAATATAAACATGTGGCTAAATAAATGAATAGCTTTATGGATTTCTGGCCTGTTATATCAGGCTTCATTGCAGTGGCTGCTATAGCAGTGGCTTTCCGTGCAGAAATAACTATACGAGTTAAAGTATTAGAAGACAAAGTAAAAATTTTATTCGATATGGTTAACAACAAAGACAAGTAAATATGGCGTTTAAGTTATCACAAAGAAGTTTAGATCGTTTAGAAGGTGTTGACGGTGCTCTTGTAGCAGTAGTACAACGTGCTATAAAAGTTACAACAATTGATTTTGGTGTTACTGAAGGACTTAGAACTATAGAAAGACAGCAAGAATTAGTTGATCGAGGCGCTAGTAAAACTATGAAAAGTAAACATTTAAACGGTTTAGCTGTTGATCTAGTTGCTTACTTAGGCCCAAGGGTTTCATGGGAACTAAATTTATACGACAATATAGCTGACGCTATGAAACAAGCAGCTACTGAGCTCGATGTTCCGCTTCGATGGGGCGGTGCTTGGACTACAAGTAATATATGCGAATGGCAAGGTACTATGGAACAAGCTATGACTGCCTATATTGATAGGCGTAGATTGCAAAATAGAAGACCGTTTATTGATGGGCCTCACTTTGAATTGGTGTAGATATGGCGTTTATAAAGTTACAGTTTAAGCCTGGGATTAATCGTAACGTAACTAACTACACTAATGAAGGTGGTTGGTATGATGCGGATAAAGTACGTTTCTTTTCAGGGTTTCCTCAAAAAATAGGCGGGTGGGTTAAACAAACAACCCAAGAGTTTAATGGTGTATGTCGTCAAATGATGAACTACGTCACTTCTTTTCTTGACAACTTTTTAGTTCTAGGTACCAACACTAAGCTCTACATTGAGGTTGGTGGCATTATTTATAATATTACACCTGCAAGAGCTACATATGGCACTACCGCAACAGATAACTGCTTCGCCACTACTAATAATTCTACTACAGTAACGGTGGACATCACAGCGCATGGAGCAAACACAGGAGATACTGTGTCTATTACTGGCTCAGCAGCTGTTGGCGGCGTACCCGCCGGAGATTTAAATCAAGATCACGTAATTGACGTTATTGATGTAGATACGTTTGTTATTACCGTAGACACCGCAGCTACTTCTACCGTTGCCGCTGGTGGGGGCACGTCTATAACTGCTGTTTTTGAAATTAGCCCTGGGAATAAACTTTTAACTCAAGGCTATGGTTGGGGTACAGGTACATACGGACGTAGTTTTTGGGGGCTTGGATCTACAGTACCCGTTGATTTGCCACAACGTGATTGGTGGTTAGATAATTTTGATAACGACATTGTTGCTACCATACGTAACGGGCCTATTTATTATTGGGAACGAGGCACTAACGCTGATGCAGGTGTGTCGCTAGGTACTCGTGCAGTATTACTGTCTTCTCTTAGCGGTGCTACTGATGTGCCTTTGCTAGCTATGCAGACGCTAGTTTCTCAGAACGATAAGCACTTACTAGCTTTTGGTTGTACGCCATACGGTGGAGGAGAACCTGACTTACTGCTTATACGTTGGTCTAATCAAGATGAACCAAAAAACTTTACTCCGGCAGTTACTAATAGTGCTGGGTTTATAAGAGTTTCACGAGGATCGCGTATCGTACGGGCACTAGCTACTCGACAGGAGATACTGGTCTGGACTGAAGGTCAGCTGTATTCTTTGCAGTTCTTAGGCACTACTGATGTGTTTGGCTTGCAGGAGTTAGCGGATAACTTATCTATTGTTTCTCCTCGTGCTTGTATATCGGTTAACAATCAAGTGTACTGGATGGGGCACGACAAGTTCTATGCTTATACAGGTACGGTTAGTACGTTGCCTTGTAGTGTAAGAGAATATGTGTTTACCGATATAAACTATACACAAGCAGATCAGATTATCTGTGGCACTAATGAAGGATATAACGAGATATGGTGGTTCTACCCTAGTGGTACTTCTAACTGGAATGATCGTTATGTCGTGTACAACCACTTAGAACAAATTTGGTATTACGGTACAATGGAGCGAACAGCTTGGTTGGATAGCCCACTAAGAGATTTTCCACAGGGAGTAACAACAGGGCAGAACGTTGCTGATGGTAATATTTTCTTTCAAGAATATGGAGTAGATGAAGATGGAACCGCAATGGAGTCGTATATTCAGTCTTCTGACTTTGATCTCGGTGATGGCGATCAATTTATGCTTAGCAGGCGCATTATTCCAGACTTAAATTTTAGTGAGTCAGAGGCGTCCGAACCAGAAGTTAATTTTCAAGTAAGACCTCGAAACTTTCCTGGAACAACATTCCAAGCAGATGTAGCTGATAGCGCTAACGTAGTTGAGTCTTCGGTTGGGGTTTACACAGATCAGATATATATTCGTGCTCGTGCTAGGCAGATGGCGCTTAAAATTAGCTCTGACGGTTTAGGGGTTAAATGGCAGCTAGGTAGCCCACGAATTGATGTTAGATCAGACGGTAGACGTTAATGCCTTTTTTTAATACACGAGCACCAGCGCTACCACAAGCAACGGACTTGTATGATCCAAGGTATCAGAATACATTTGGAGATGTTCTTCGTTTGTATTTTAACCGTTTGGACGCTGACTTAAACTCACTTAGCACTAGCTTAGGAGCCGCACAATTAAATCTACCCACAGCGTCTTATTATGACACTACGACTCAAACAGCGGCTAGTATAAACACAGCGTACAAAATTAAATTGGGCACTACAATTAACCAAAATGGTATTGCGGTAAGCGGCACGGGTGGTACTCGATTTACTGTAGAACGGACGGGCGTTTATAATATATCGTTTACAGGGCAAAAACTTAGTAGCAGCGCAAGTGCTCAAGAAATGCACGTATGGCTAGCTAAAAACGGTACTAACGTAGCTAACTCAGCGCATGCGTATTCAACGCACAATAACTCGCAGCGAAACGCTTTACATTGGAATTACAACATAACGTTAACAGCTAATGAATATGTAGAACTTATGTGGTCAGTAGACGTTACCACACTAACATTAGCCCCAGAAGCCGCCGCTACACCACACCCAGCAGTACCATCTGCCGGACTAACTATTAATTTTATATCGAACACAGAAGGATTTGTTGCCTAAGCTAGGCAAACAGTTAATTTTTAGGGATAATAAGGCTATGAATACTCCAGCAGTAGCACAAAATTTAGCGTCAAGAGGGCGCGGCGAAGATAAGATGCTCGTTCACATGACCCCCAGCGAAGTAGAGGGGTTACAGGCATTAGCTATGTCAAAGGGCGGCTCTCTTACAATCAACCCAGAAACAGGACTACCAGAAGCTGGCTCTCTTAGTGATACGTTTAAAGCAGTGCTACCTACACTTATTGGTGCAGGAGTTATGATGATTCCAGGGGTTAACGCCGCAGTTGCTCCGTGGATGGTTGGCCTTGGTGTAGGAGGGCTTGAGTACGCTAGAACTGGTGATCTAGGTCGAGGGCTTTCAGCTGGACTTGGTGCTTACGGCGGCGCTGGAATGGCTAGTGGGCTTATGGGCGGGCAGCAAGCAGCTACCGTTAGTAAAGGTGAAGCAACAAAAAACATAGCAGCAAACACTGGCCCACAAAGTGCAAAATTTGCAAATGTTAATAACGCTGGTTATACAAACATACCAACACCACCGCCACAGCAACAAGGTTTTCAGATTGGAATGAATAGAACGTCTACGGTTGGTGGTAGTGGTATGAATAGTATACCAACTAATATGAGTAGTTATACTGCACCTGGAACTGAAACTTTTGCTGGAAACTTTGATATTGCTACTCAAGGAGCTAAAAACGCAATAAAACCAGGTGGTTTTACAGAACTTGTAACTAACATGGGTGGGGGTAAAGCAGCGCTTATGCAAGGAGCAGCAACAGTAGGTGGTATAGCCGGAGGTTTAGGT